AGTGTGGATTATCGGCAGCACCGACGACGGAGCCGTTGCCGTATGGAAAGGGCAGGAGTGATGGATACGACAGATAACGGCGTGAGATACGCCATCCACAAGATAGGAACGCCGCAATTCCGGAATGTGAACGGCAAACTAACTCCCTCAGGTAAATGGTGGCACGGTACAGGGTGGGGGGATAACACTAACGCCCTACTAATCGAACGCCTGAACGGTTCTCTACTCCCTGAGGGTGGCGAATGGGTTGCCGTGTTCCTCAATGTTTCCGTGAATGGTGAGGTGGGATAATGTCGGCGCACTTTTATCTAGTCAATGACCCCGACGGCAGCATATTCGATGTTGTCGTTCTATGTTCCGATAGTTGCCATAGGTTCTACTGTCAAGATAACGCCCTCACCTATGAGGGGTGGAACGGTTGCCACGATTTAGACACGCCTACGCCTTGCGCCGTGTGCGCCGAAACGGTGGAGGGTATCGAATGACTCGCCCACTCTCTCCACGCCACCCAAGTGTTCAGGCTAGCCCTCACGTGATGACTCCGGAACGGTGGAGGCGTGTCTATCGTTGGCCATTGACCCAACTAATCGGGGGTGGCATTGGGGCTATCTTGGCTCCGTCGGTTCTGCCTCCGATTACGCTTGACGGTTGGCCGTTCCTTATTTTGTGGGCCGTACCTTTTATGGCGATTATGTTGCGCGGCCTTAGACAGTGTTACGCCTTGTATGAGGTGGAGCTAGAACTAGAACGGAGGGAGCAGACACGCTAGTGCCTTATCGGGTGGGGGTTGCCCCTTGTAAGGTTCGCCACCTTGCCACCCACTATGCCCCACCCAGGGGCAGAACCATAGAAAGGGAAAAAACTATATGGAATCATTAGACCGTGACGGCGTATCCGTCACAACAGAACACAACACGTATCACGTGACTGTTCGACGCTTTCCGGCGTGGGTAGACATCGTGTATAGCGTGGAGGCCTCAACCGTTGAGGAAGCTACACAGTACGCCCTTGACGATGACGGCGTATTTATTGAGATGCGCGACGGTGAGGATAGCCCGTGGCTAGACATTGAGGTTCGCCATATTGAACTAGTAGAGGTAACTAAATGAAATATAACCCTGAACTAAAACAGACCCGAACCGTGGGCAATTGGATTCTCGAATGGGAACCTCATCGCCCTAGCACCGTATGGGTAGTATCTAACCACCGTTGCCAGTGGCGACGTTCTCAGTCGGCTATCCAATATGATGACGGTTCGTGGGGGTGGGATTACACCCCCGATAAGGGCGTTCGTAAGGCCGTGGCCGCATTTATGCGCGACATCGTTAGTGGGGTCACGGTATGAATCACCTTTATGAGCTTAGAATGTTCCGGAATGGTGACACTATCGGTACCGTGTTGTTCTCAACCGAACCCGACGGCCACCCTATCCCTGCCTTCGCATACGAATGGTGCCGCACGTTCCTCCTTGGGGTAGACCACGACAAGGCAGAACTAGCACGTGTCGAACCGTCACAGATAACCCCCGAAGGTATGACACGCCCCACTAGGGCATTGCTGCTAGCTACTTGGCCACCTGAATTGTGACTACCCCTCCTTGGAGGGTTCTAGCAGAAGGCGTTACGCGTGATGTTCGGCGATGGTATTCCTTTCGTCGGGCATTACGTTCTGTCACCCCATACACCCCACCCCTTACCCCTGAACGTTGGGTCATCGTAGAATTATCCGATGCCACCGGAAATGTTATGCGCTATTGGCGTGGTACAGACCGTGACCATTGGCATCGAGATGCTGCCTACGCCCTAACATTTGCTACTGAACGTGTCGCGCTGCTCACGGCGCAACAGTTTTTGCTTGACATTTACTACCCTCGGTACGCCAGCTTACGTGTGGTACCGTTGTAGTTGGTAGCCCTATTTCCCGTTGTCCCCCCCTTCCGACGTGTGAGATAGGGCTACTTATTTGGGCGGCCTACCCAGGTGCCGTGGTACACCCATCGTTCGTGTGGTGTTTTACCACCCCATAGGCCGTATCGCCAGCGTTCCCCTTGTTCGCACGTCATTGCGTAATCGAGGCATTGTTGTTGTACCGGACACGAACAACATAATGCTTTGCCGTATAGATACAGGGTGTCTTCTTTTGTAGCCGTGCCTTCAGGTGGAAAGAAATAATCGGTGGGTTTGCCGATACATTTCCCTTGTTCTTGCCAGTGTAATGAACTACCCACGTTTGCTTTTGCCTTTTTGTTTTGGTGCTGCTGCTATTGCTTTGGTTGTTTTGTTTTGGTGGCAGATACAGGGGCAGGTGTCGTGTACTTTTTGTGGCCAGTTTATTAGTGCGCGTGGCACGGTGCCACAGTGCGTACAGAATGGGTCAGCACTTGTGTATGGCCACAGTTCATTGGCCACCCATTATCTCCATTAGGTGTTGGCCTATCCATTGAGCTACCGGACTGGCGACTCCGTTGCCGCACATTTTGTATCGGGTGGTGTCAGGGTTTTGTTTGCCGTCTGAACGTGGCAGGGTGTGGTTGTCGGGCCATCCCATTAGGCGTTCACATTCGACTGGTGTGAGTCTGCGTACTTGCATTGTTTCTCCTTCACTTGCTATGAATGTTTGTGCGTGGTGTGATTGCACGGATGGTCGCAAGGCTGACAATGCTCTGGCTGTTTGTATTTCTGTGGCTGAAAATGTGTTGGCTGTTGCGTCTTCACGGATGGAGTAGGCGACTGATTGTGCGCCTGTTTGGTCTAGCGTGTATGACGGGTCGCCAGGTTCTCCGATTCCTAATCCGTTTTGTTTCTTTTCCATTTCTCTACCATCCTGTATTGGTATAACTGTTGCGATGATTGGCACGTTGTTTCCTCCTGTTCCCATACGGGCTTCTAATGTATAGACGGGTTCTGTTGTCACACGTACGTCGTTACAGCGTCGCCCATCAATAATAAGTAGGGTTGCCCTGCTATCTCCGGTGTTGTCAAATGCGTTCAAAGTAGGACACACTCCACCTTCAATCCAGGTTTCAAAATCTTGGTCATTTTGCGCTCGGCGGCGTTTGCTGTACCACAAGTTTGTTCTCCATCACGTACTGATTCCCGACACCTTTATAGTCTCGTGCTTGGAGCGCACCAACGGTGGTTCGTTCCTCCATAGGGATAGCTACGGCCATACCTGCACCTTCTGTGCGTAACGTTGGTGAATGTATTTCGGATGGTTGTGCATCTAACCCTTGGGTATGGCTAAAAATTATGGGTTCCCCATTGCCAGGTTCACTACCTGTTCCAACGCTTTCTGTAACCGTGTCGGCAACACCTTGCCCCTTCGATTCGCTCTTCGAAGAATCCCCTCCGCGGCTTTGGCCGACAGTAAGTATTTGCTCTGGACATCTTGCGGCGATTGAAGAATCAAAGCAAGAGATGACGAACACTCGTCTACGCCTTTGGGGGATTCCGAAGTATTGTGCATCCAGCATTGACCACTCCGAGAAACACGCCCCTGCTTCATCCATTTCGTAGAGGACTTCCCCGAAGTCGGCACCATTATTGGAAGATAAGGCTCCTGCGACGTTCTCCCAAATAGACCAGGTTGGATACTTTCCATTAGATAACTCTCTCAATTCTTTTATTATTCTGATTCCTTGATGAAACAAACCTGACCGTTCTCCGGTTAGACCTGCTCGTTTGCCTGCTACTGACAGGTCTTGACAGGGTGAACCCCACGCAACTACATCTACACCGTCACAGTGGTCAAGTATGTATTGACCTGTGAGTGTGGATACGTCATCCCATTTGGGTACTGTCGGCCAATGATGGTTGAGGGTTTGTAGACAGTTTTTGTCTATTTCGCATTGGAATACTGTTGTCATTCCTGCTGCTTCTAATCCCATATCGAATCCACCGACCCCTGAAAACAGTGAAAGCACACGCATTAGAACGGTTCTTCGTCTGCTAACACTGGCATTGGCTTACCGATTGTGCCGACCTTAGCCATTGTCTGACCTGTTTGGTCTTTGACCCACGCGTTCCAACGGCACGATGCGCCTACTTCGTCAGCTACTAGCGAGGTGAACTTGCCTTTTGTGCCGTCTTTCTTGGTGTATTCGTCGGTTTCCATACGGCCTACGACGATGATGTTGTCGCCTTTGGTGAGGGTGTTTGCTACGTTTTCTGCGAGGCTTCCGAATACTTTGACTTCGAACCAGGTGGTTTTCTTTTTGTCGTCTTTGCCGGATGTTGTGGCTACTGAGAATTCAAGTACGGCCATTCCTCCGTTGGTGAATCGTAGGTCTGGTTCTTTTCCTAGTTTGCCGTGGATTGTGATGTTGTTACTTGTCATTGGTTTCCCCTTCCGAGGGTGTTAGGTGTTTGGTTTGGTTCGCAGCTTTTTGACAGCGATGCGATGGTGGTGCTTTTAGCGATACATAGGTGGTTACTGTGATGCCGCATCGGGCGCAGTGCCAGTCTTGTCGTAGCGATATGCCCTTCATTGGGTTCAGAGTATACCCTGGGTGTGTCTTAGTCAAGCGCAATTTCGTTTCCATTTTTGTACTAGGGGGTGGCGTGATTGGCAGATGTATCGTTGGATGGATTTACGTGCTTTCAGGCAGCCCCATCCCCACGGACCCACTCTCCAAATTTTAGTGCCGTCACGTTCAATGTGGGATTTGAAAGCTATCGCATCGGCCACTCTGACTTGTTCACGTGGGGTCATACCTTTGGCTGATGAATGATTTGACCACCTGCGAAAAGTTGAGCGATGAATCCCCAATCCACCTGTGTACGAGCGAGTCGAGTGGTTCCAGTTCGGTTCGTTCGTGCCAGGCAGTCCGGTTTCACAGGTTCCAAGGGCATCGTAATAAGCATCCACTAAAACACCGTGGTATTTCTTGTGGCTGTTGTCATTTTTAGCTTGTGCTGTTGCTGGTGTTAGTGCCAGTGATGCGGCTAATCCAACGGTGAATATGATTTTGTGCATAGTGCCTCCTTGTTGGGTTGGCTTGCGTTCCCATTTCTCTACGCGAAAAAGAGTCTAGCAGTCAGTCGTACAATTCGTTTGTTTGTAGGTCTTGTACGTGATGGGGGAATAGGAGGAATCCCTTTGCCGGATTGTCTGAATCGGGGGCAAAATTTCTTTTTTCTAGTCTGTCGTAGTTGTGTCGAAGAAAGTTCTTCAAGCGTTGAACAGATACGAGTACGAAGGATTCAGGTGCGAACCTGTATGCCCACCATTCTGCCTCTGTGACGTTGATTCCAGAGTCCTTCCAGACCCCACCAGACGGCTTCTGTTGCGTCTCAACAGCCATCCTGCCGTTACGGTACCTATCGGCTTTGACTTCCACTGTGGCCCTGTTCAGAGCGTTGAAGAAATCAATCAGTTGAGCTTCCCCTTCGTGGCCGTAAGCCAGGTCGGTTTGGAAATCAAACTTGGGGTTGTATCCACCTATCTCCATCATCGCTCCTTGTAGTAGGGATTGTCTTTGTTGTGTACCAATGTGGCGTACCCTGCCATCAGGTAGGGCTGCCAGTTGGTTCTGATGTGGGTGAACCAGGCTTGTCTGTCTTGTTCAGTCATATCTTTCCACATAGCAAAGGTGGTGCCGACTTCTGGTTGGCTACCTATCGCCATTGGGTCTGCCCAATCTGTTCCTCAACTCGTAATTAGCGTTGAGCGCGTGTTCGAGATTGTTGCCAAGCTCCATCAACCGGCGTTCTGCTATCTCCAAATCCGATTTCAGTCTGTTGATTTTGTTTTGGTAGCCACAAATACAGCGCAGTGGCAACTCTTGTTTATCGGTCATTTGAATTTCTCTCCTATCAAAACGCCGCACAAAAATACGGCACCCAACATAATAATTTGAACAATGAAATCACCCACGGCGTTGCATCCCCACAAACTTGGTTAGCAAACGGCACACATCGCACGTTCTGAAATAATCGTGGTCGTGCTTCTGGGCATAAACAGAAAGCTCTTTCGCCATCTCTTTCCAGTTGTCACGGTCATCCATCAAATCAAGATAACGCCGGAACTGCTCATCAGATTTCCGTTTCAAACGATTCAACTCCTCAGTTGTTCGTTCCAAACTAATCTGCAAATCGTTAGACCTGTAATCGTCGCTCATTATGCTGCCCTTTCTTCATCGAAACATCCTTGGTAAAAAGCGTTACCGAAAATTTCTACTGGGTGATACCCGAATTTGATACACCAAAAGTCAGCCCAGTAAATGTCAATACCTTTTTCAAGCCACCCTTGCCATTTGCTTTGGTGAACTTCATACAGTTGGTTGGTAGCGATGAGCTTGTCAATCAAAGGTTGAGGGTCTAGCCGTATCTTTTTAGAATCAGATGGGGGTCGATACTTCGCCCTCATATCTCGTGCCGCGTTACGACATACATCGCATCGGCATTTCATTTTACGGTACATATCGATGCCGTGTTCAGTTGGTATTATTCTCGGTGCCATTTAGTTCCCCTTGGATTTTTAGATATTGGTCAATAATTTTTCGTTCACGTTCTGACGGTGGACCCACCCTGTCAGAATGGGTGCAGTAGATACGGTTCATCAAACATTCAAATAATGCTTTGGATGTCTCTTTCATATGAGCCATTGTCGGCCATAAACATTCGTCACAGAAACAAGATGTTGGGTGTTCCATTAGTAACCTGCCTGCTTCAATAGTTTCGCCATATCTTCAAACCTCATAATGGCGTACTGTTCGCTACCTGTGCCGTGACCTTGGCGTTTCACAACAAGAACCCCATAGTCGGCGTTGGCGTTGATGCGTTCGGTTTCTGTTTCTTGTAGCCAAGCTGACAGTTCAAACCGTTTAGCAGCTTTACATTCAAACACTAACGGTCCACATCCTGTTACGTCACCTTTGTCAAGGTTGCCGTGTAACGCTCGCCTCTCGGCGTATGGGAACCCAACGGTTTGCAGGTATCGAACGATGAGGGTTTCAAATGATGTTCCTCGTTGTTTACCAGGCGACATTGTTGGCGGCCTTTCTGATTAGTTCACGCACCACAGCAGACCGTGAAAGGTTTTTGTCCTCTGCCAGTTTCGTGAGTTCTTCTAGTTGTGTTGGTGACAACCGGACACCCAAGAAGAATGTTCCTGGTGTGTTGCTGGTTGTGTCTATGGTTCTTTTCGCAGGCATCAGTCCTCCTCTGGCTTTGATGCGTTAGCGATGGCTTCTTTGAAGGCGACGCGCAGTGCGGCAAGGTCGGATTGTTTGCCGAACCCGAACTTTACTTTGGCTACTTTGTAGACAGTCACAGGTGAGATGCCTTCTTTGTTGCAAGCTTTGTTGAACGCTTCTACTTGGTCTGCTGTGAGTGGACCGTCAGCATCTTCTTCTGTTGGTTCTGGCTTGGGTGCTGGTGCGCTGGCTGGTTTTGGTTTCGCCATTTGACCTGTTTGTTTCTGGGGTGCTGGTTTGCCACCAAGGTCTTCCCATTCCTGCTTAGTCCACAAGGACAGGGCGATACCGAAACGCATCGAGGCGTTACGTAGGAAGTCACCAACAAGTTCTTTGTCTAGTTCCATCTTGTCTGCTTTGACTGAACCTACTCCGAGCATTTCTTTGCCGTGGATGGTGAGCCATCCCCACATTGTTGCGATGCCGTTCTCAATGTGGATGGCAGGGCGGCCATTGTTCCAGCCACAAGGTTCCCACGACCAGTATGGGTCTACTTCAATGAGGATGCGAGTAATGTCTGCGTGTCCTACGAAGTCAAGTTGGATTCCACCTTTGGGTAGTTTGCCAACAATCTTGGAGTCCGGTACAGCAAAGTCTGTCATTACTTTGCGTAGCTCTGTTTCTTTGTTTTGTGTTTCCACTGGTATTACCTTTCTAGGTGTGTTGTATTTGAGGTTTTGAATGCTCGTTATTTTGTTGATGTCTGTTGTGTATTCCATTGTTATTCTCCTTTTAGACGCAATGTTCTGCTTGATGAAGCCTTAACGTACTGTGCGTATGTGTCAGGGTTTTCTGCTTGGAAGCGTTTGGAATCAAACCAGTCGCGCTTGTATCCCTTCCACGTTGCTACGACAGCACCGTTGATGGTGGCTGTTTCGTTAGGGCCGATGAGGTCGCACAGTTCTGCTTTCAACTGGTCTTCTAACGTTTTGTATGATGCCAGTTCTGATTTGACGTGCTTCAATCGAGTAATCAAATCGGCTGCTGTTTCAGGTATCTCAATCGCTTCTGATTGGGTTTGCTGGTAGCGCGTGGTGATTGTTTCGTAACTGTATACAACCCCTGGTGGGTCCATTCCTAGTTCAATGGCGTTCAACCATTTCGCTGATGACTCGATATGTTCAGCCATTTCATCGTCGGTCAGGTTTTGTTCAACGAGTGTCAAGCGAAGTGTGTTATCAAAGATTGCCCACGTCACTCGTTCAGCTCCGGAACAGATGGCTTGCTGTAATCCTTGGATGCGCCAATAGTCAGGGAGTGTGCCTGAAAATTCACGGCTTGTTGTTTTCACTTCAAGAATGTGTTTGGTTTCTTCGTTCCAACCGTCAAGTGTTGAGATGAGATGGCATCCATTGTCGTCGTCGTAGCAGAACAGTTCGTCTGGTGTTTCAAACTTCACTCCGAGTCTGTCGCCTGCCCATTGGATGATGGTGTCTTCAAGACGGTTGCCTGTTTCCATTGCAGCGTTCGGCTGGATAGGTGTTGGTGCTACACCGGACAGTAGTTCTGCGGCGTATTGGTCTTGCTTTACGAACGGATGCACACCGTAGATTGCTCCTGCTGCTGATGCAGAGATTCGACGGTTGCCTTGGTCATCCATATATCTTTGGTTGAGCCAAGCTTGTGAGCCGTGTGGTTCTTTTGGTATTCGGTAACGCTGGTATCCCATTGCGTTTCCCCTTTCTTGTTGTTTAACTATTGGTCAGAGTACACGCAGGGTGTGTCTTTGTCAACTGTTCATCAAGATTATTTTACGCATCATTCCGACAGGGATATAAAACAGGTTTATTCCGTCGCCTTCGTGGAAGGTTTGGAGCAGTGTGATGTGGTCTTTCTTCGCTCCGGCATCGCCTGTGGGTACTAGGAAACCTACTGATTGGACAAGTGTTTCGCCGTCGTCATCTACGTCGTCAAGGGTTAGCCAACCTGGGTCGCCCCCACAAGCGTCAGCCCAGTAGACAAGAGCTACTGGGTATGGTGGTGGTTCTAGTTCAGTCGTCTGTTCGTTCGTCAAGGTGTTCTCCTTCTACGCGACAATCGTGGCACCATTTGCCTTGGCTGATAGGCCATACTTCTCCACAGTTGGGGCAGGTATACAGGTTTTTGATTGCGACCATATCCTGATATTACTAGGCGGCTGATACTTGGCGAGGCTGTTCAAGTAGGGCATCTATTCGTGCTACGAGATGCAGAAGTTGGTCTTCTTCAATGCCTCGAACTACTACTTTTGAAAGGAAATTACGGATGAGAAGCAGGTCTGTGAGTGTCATAGGACTTGTCACATTATCATCGTGGAGTGGTGATGTGTTCCTCTACAAGAGTTAAACGTGCTTCAATTCTGTTGACCGAATCACGCAGGGATGAGCCACCGTTGGGGAGCATTTGTTGTTCTACGAATGTCATTGTTTTTTCTAGGCGTTGCGCCCATTTGAACACCGGATGTATAACACTTCGGTAGATGATGCCGAGCGCACCGATGGTTGCGCCAACTGTGATAATCCATTGGGCAACAGTCATTGACTTTTCCTGTTACTAATCTTGACAGCTTCAATCCATACTGATAACAGAATTGCTATTGAACTGGCACCAATACAACCGAACAGGATAAGGGCAAACATCACTGCACGTTTCATTCAGGCTTAGGTAAGGCTCGCCAGGCTGCTTCGAACTTGGCGGCATCCTTCGCCATAGCAGGAGAAATTTCGATATGCAACCAGGAAGGTGAACCCTGATACGAACCGGCATTGTCATCCTTAGTAAAAATTTTGACCCCCGATTTCCCTGGTCCACGACTACACCTGTATCCAGCACCATAGTCACCAAAGGCATACCAATGGATTTCTTCAATCTCTAGTTCTTCGGAATACTTCAGCAACCAATCCCACATTTCACGAGCAACTTTTTCGTCAGGATATTGGCAGTCTAAGGCTGCGCCAGTGGCGTGAACCGATAGGTACTTTTCCATACCTGGGTCGCCAATTTTTTTGCCAGCAGTCTTGTCATTTTTCATCAGCCTCAAGGAATAGATGCCAATGTTCTTCGTCTTCCAACGACGTTTACACAAATCAGCAAGCTTTTCCGTTCCAGGCTGTGCCTTCTTGCCATCAAAACTTGGGTAGTAACTGTATTTTCTTGGCATATTTTTCCCTGTTGATGACACCAATAGTCAAAGTAGGTGGTAGAGTGCTGTTGCCCTTAGCAAGGTCGTTACCCCTTTCTCCCTTGCTAGGGGCACTGTCGTATCTACTCGTCTACTCCGACTCCTAATGCGATAGCGATAATGTTGATAAGCAAAGCGGCAACGCTGATAAACATTGCTTTACTAAGGGCATCACCAGACAGTGTGATTAGGACTAGCCCTGTTCCGGCAGCCCATAAAAGCAATGACGTGATAGCACCAAAGTATTTTTGCATAGGGGTTACTTTATCATTTCCGTCTGGAGGCGACGGCGGCTACGGCTGTCATTCCTGCTATGGCAATCAAGGCTCGGCGTTGGGATACAGGGATGGTTGACCCGACTGGGATGTAGGTATCTACGGCTCCACCAAAGATGTTGACTGATTCCTCGAAGGCTTCTCTGACTTCTTCGGGGGCTTCTTGTACTGCTTCTATTAGTGCTTCAATCTGTGCATCAGAGAGGTCATCCACATTCAAAGCTTCAAACACTTGGGTTGCTTCTTCTGCTGTGATGGTGGCCAACACTTCAGGGCTTGTTGCCAACTCAACTGCTTGTTCTTGGCTGATAACTGGGGGTATCTCTACAGGGATTGTTGTGGTTGTTGTAGGGTTTTCTGTTGTTGTAGTGACCGGAACTGTCGTGGAGGTAGATGATGTGGTGGTGGAAGTTGAAGTTGTCGTGGTGGGTTGAACGACAGTCGTGGTTGTCGGCGCGACAGTTGTTGAAGTTGTGCTTGTTGTTGTCGGGGCTATTGTTGTTGTGGTTGTTGTCGTCGTGGTGGATGTTGTCGTAGATGTGGATGTGGTGGTTGTTGTTGACGTTGTTGACGTGGATGTTGTGGTTGTCTGTTCTTCTGTGGTAGTTGTCTGCATAGACCCAACCCCGTTGAAACCCAGTTCATACTGTAGATTCCAGCCTCCGTTGGTGCGCCAGGCGTTAGGGTCGCCACAGCAGATACCAGCTCTAAGTCGATAACGGCCAGCAGGTACGGCTATAGAGATGTACGACTGTAAACCATACGAGTCGTCATTTGCTGCGAGTTGTACGCCTTGTTCGTTGTATAGCCATAGCATCGGGTCGGATGGGTAGTTTTCTACCATATAGGTTTGCGCTATGAATTGTGTTGGTTCTGTGTATTCAAACCAAATGTCTGTTGGTTCTGTGATGATTGGGTTCTGTGCGTGGACAGTTGCCGACCATAGAAACAATGAAAGAAACGCCGTGATGACGGCGTATTTACTAGCCCTTCTTACCGAAGGCGGCTGCAACTTCTTCTTTCGTGAGTGTTCCGTCTTCTGACCAGGCGCGAAGCAATGCTTCTGTTACTTTTCCGGCGGCCATAAAGCCTGCGATGGCTGCTGATTTCCATAGTTCTACACCGAAGATTGCGCCACCTGCTACGGCTGCGAGGGCTGACGAGCCGAATACTGCGATGATTCTTCCGATGAGTGTTTGAATTTTTATCATTGTTTTCCTTAGTCGTGTTTGATGATGTAGTTTACTACAAGGTATGGGGGGTAGTAGTCAGATGCCGTGGTTGTGTTGTTGGCGTTGGTCATTGTGACTGTGGTTGTGGCTGAAGCCGTAATGCCTGTCGTGCTTGACACTACGTTGGTGGGCAATTCAGCAGTGCTATCAAAAGTTGAAGCAACTCCTGTGCCGCTAGTGCTTCCGTTATTGTCTAAGCCATAAACGTGAGTGTGCCCTGGGTCAGTAAGAGAAACAGAAGTAGATGCTGTAGCCGTGTTCGGATGGCTATGAGCAGGAAGATTGTTTGCACCGATAGTGAGCGAACCACCAGTACCAAGCAAAGTCAGGGTGGCATTGTCGCCAATAGGGAAACGACCACGCATATCAGGGGTAGTAGCACCAACCAAAGCAGCCAAAGATGTATATCCAGAAGTGCTTGTACCGTTACAAAGCAACCAGCCAGTCGGGGCAGTAACACCAGCATAAGCAGCAATAGTTCCTACCGGAACAAGAGCGTTAGCTACAGCCGAAGCCAACTTTGCAAGGGTCACGTTAGCGTCAAGAATCTTTGCTGTCGTTACAGCATCAGAAGCCAACTCTGAAGCAGCCACAGAACCAGCAGCAATCTTGGCTGCCGTTACAGCATCATCAGCAATACCAGCAGTAGCAACCTGACCCCACTTGAAACCATTAGTAGAAACAGAATCAGCCTGTAAAACGTGAGTGTTCGTACCGACAGCCAAACGGTTCACAGATGAACCATCAGTAGCAATCAAGTCACCCTTTGTGGTCATAGCCGAAGCAATCAAGTTAGCCTCATCAGCCTCATCAGCCGTGAACACAGGATAAATAGCAGCACCAGCAGAATGAGAGGCAGCAGAGGTATCATCCTGCGCTCTTACCACAGTCAAAGTCAACGTAGAAATAGCCGTAACCTTGACCTTTTCCTCACGAGAAGTACCAGGGTCAACCACAGCGTAATAAGGGAAAGTGGAAGACCAACCAGTAACCGTGTCAACAGTAAAGGTTGTGTCACCTGATGAGGCAGTAGGGCTATTAGTCAGCACGGCATTAGCTGCTGCGCCTTTATATCCTTTTCGTACTGGTAAAGCCATTAGATACTCCTAGTTTTCCGTAGAACGCATTGTAACAGTAGCCGTACCATCCCAAGACCAGGTGTTCCCTGTACTGTCAACAGGAACCCACTCGACATCCTCAACAATGACCGAATAAGAACGGGTACCTAACTGCAAGGTAACAATTTTAGGGCTATGAATCAGACTATTCAGGGTTTCAAGTTCCTGTTCAGGGTCCATATAGATGTCTCTGTCGCGTGGGCGAATCTTTTGGTGAAGCAAACAAGGGATGGAGAATACTTCTGACCGGAATGGTGCGGCGTAGGCTCTGGCCATCCACCGTGTCACGACAGGACTTACGTTGTCGGTAGGGGTGAGAACCAGCTTGAACCCTGCCTCAATAGTTTTGACATCTGAACCGTTGTATGTGTATTCAATATCGTTTGTTGAATTAAATGTGCCGAGGGAGGCATAGTCGGATTGGTCATTTTGTAGGAACGCTTCAACTGTTCCCTTTAGAGGTTCAGTACGGACATCCATTTTTGCCACAAACTTACGGTCAGGAATACCCCAACGGTAAATACCAAACTCAATGTTCCCTGTGCTGACAAGAGCATCAACATCTTCAGCGATAACACCAACACCAGAGATAGCGAACAGTCGTTTACTGTCAAATGTTGTTACTGATTTGACTGCTGCCGTGCTTGTATACATCAGGTCAGTAGCGAAAGCAGGGGTGTTAGGGGCGATAAATACAGACAAGTCAAGACGGCCTAAGCCACTTGATGTTCCGTCGTAGTTTGTCCAAGTGAACCAAACGTATTTGTCTTCAGCAATGAAATCATTTACGGAACCAGATGTGGGAATCAACGCTCCGGCAAGCAGGTTGTTGTTGGCATCGGCTGTGCAGTATCGAACACCTTTGTTTGTGCCGATAAGGATGCCTCCAAGATAGCCATACACACTGCTAACTACTTCACCTACTGGTAGTTCCAAAGCCACAACTGGCAAGTCAAAACCTGTTGCGTCTGTTTTCAAAACAAGTTTGTAGATGGAAGAACGCACTCCACTGTATGCCCCAAGATAAACTGCGCCTTGTCCTGCTGCTGCACCAACCCAAGTCAAAGTTGCGTCGTGAGCCGTACCTGTATCTGGATAAAACACTTTATGGGCTTGCCCTGTTACCGTACCGATTACATACAGGTCGTGACCTACAGATGCGAAACCCCATCCTTTTGCATAACCAAAACTTGTATATGTTTTACCTGAAGCACCAGATGCAGGATAAAACATAGAAACAGAAGCCGACCCTGGGGTGGTGTAGTAAATATCGTTACTTGTGTAAGCAACAAAAACATTTGTTCCGTTAGTTTCCAAACCTGTAATAGCCGTACCTGGCGAACCTGTAGTTACAGAAGTCCAAGTAGGGGAAGCAGCAAAAGGGTTCGTACTGTACTTCAACGTAGCGTTATCTGCTACATACACATACTCTGTGCCGTTAGATGCTTTGACAGTACACATAAACAAGTTAGTTGATGCTGATTCTAAAGACCGTTTAGTTGCGTGATGCAAACTGAACTGCCCTTTGACCCAAGGGTTTATACCTTTAGATTTATAGAACCTATAATCCTGTGTTTCAGCCGTGTCAGAATATTGTTGTCCAGCACCATAATGCCAAGAGTCTTGCCCTCTACGCCAAAGCCCACCTGGGTTGATTGCTGCTTCACCAGGGGAAGTTGAATCGTCAGTGGAATCTCGAACGCGTGGTTCGTGCGACCTAACATACTTACCTGATTTGGTATCAATTAGGTATGGGCGGCCATTGATAGCGACAGGGTAAACGGAAGGTACAACTTCGGTTTGGGCTGTGCCGTTATAGAACGAGGGTGTTCCAACGAAGGGAAGTGTGAACGTGGGAGAAGCCACGGTTTATACCTTCTGTAGAAAAATTGGGTATTGCCGAGTGAGTTTGGATGCTTCAGCAGTGATACGGTCACGACGCATACGCAACATACTTACGATGCTGTTTGATACTGCACCGGCAGATACTTCGTCTGCTCTGCGTGTGTCGCCTTGTGATTCTGTGAAGTTTCGTTTGATTTCTCGTGGTGCGATAAGACGAATTTGCGCCCCAACAACAAGGATGTCTTCTGCTGATTCAGGGTATCCACCGTTCATCTGCACATTGTCTGATTCTGTTGTGAACTTGGTGAATGGCGCACGGTATGTAACACGCAGGTCGCCTTGTCTTACACCTTGGTCAAACTGTAATGCCATACCTGAACCGAAATCTTTTGTTGGCATATTGCGTAACAGTTTTACACGGTTCACTTGTTGGTAGTCGCTAGATATGTAACGGTTGCGTACTTCAATCAGGTCGATAACGTCGCTGATGCTTGGCAGGTTGATTTGCCGGTCTGAACCGTTGTAGCTTAGGTCTAGGATTTTGACTTGGAACAGGCCGTTCATCGGGGAACTAAGGTCTGCCAGTTCATCGTTGATTGCTTCAAGGACTTGCGCTCTAGGGAATCGTGGGTTGACCGTAACAATTGAACCGTTAGTATGTGCAGCAGCAACAGTGCCGTTGAACGCTCGTTCCACCGTGGCAACCTTTGTTGATTCAACAACTGACCAGACATACATTTGTTCTGCATCTATTTCGATGATGGAACCTTGACGTATGCCCGCGATTTCGTAGGTCAGCGTGATGGTGGTGGCTGTCGTGTTGACGGCAGAGGCTATTTTGTTGCGTTCTTCAACCACGCCAGACAGTAGTTGGCGTTGAGTTCGGTTGATGATTTGAGCAACAGTTGCCATTTATTTCTTTTTAGCCTTAGCCTTACGCACAGGAGCTTTTTTGCCGTATTCCATTTTGCGTTCCATTTTGCCTTCGCCCATTTCGTGCTTCATCTTGGCACCTTTAGACTTGTACTTTTCGCCTTTAGCAGACATAACGACTCCTTGTATGGTTGAGACATACACATCATAGCCTATAGTGTGTGAGGTTGGCTTGAAGCCTTGCGTCTGTGGGGTTTAGTTCTAATGCTGTAGAACCGTGGAACCACGCCAAATCTGAATCGCCTAGATGGTGGCAGGCTATGGCCATTAGGTCGTGTGGTAGCCAACCCCAGGCTTCAGCTTCACATAGATAGTCCAATGGTTTTTCTGTGATACGTAAAGCCATCTCGCAGTTGTATCGGCAACTAAGCCAATCTGCTTTTTCGTAGTGGTGTTGTGCTAGAGCTACCCACGATTCTCGTCTGCGTGGGTCTTCTCCGATGGCACGGTACAGGTGGTAGTGGGCATCGTCTGGTCGCATTTTGGCTATGAATCGATGTGATGCGGCGCGTTCCGGTAGCCACGTTGATAGGTCTAAATGCCGTGAGAAATGGTATTGGGCTTCTGGGTATCTACGGTTGAAGAAGTATTCACGGGCTAAATAGAATTGGTTTCTGTCATCACGTGGGTCTTCTTTGACTGCTAGTTCAAGTAGGGGTAGGTATTGGGAGCGTGATTTGGAGCTGTCCGGATGATGGTGGATTTCTAGGCCGTCTATCCATTGTTGGATTTCTGTGGTTTGTGGTTTGAGAACTTCGTGGACTGGGTGTTTCCATTGGTAGCCGTGTCTACGGTGGATTTTGTCGCCACCATATGTGAGTCCTTCAGTACCGTCTGGGTTCCACGACCATATGTATTTGTAGCGTGGTCGGGTTGTGCTTGGGTTGATGGTTTCTAGGGCTTGTCGCCAACCTGGTTGCAGCACCTCATCCATATCTAGCGCGATACAGAAATCTATGTCGTCTGGAAGTAGGGATAGTGCGTGGTTTCGAGCGTGGTCAAATCGCCAGGGTGTGAAGGTTTGTTGGTGTACGTCTATTCCTGCGCCATAGGCAAGGGCGTAGGTGTCGTCGGTAGAGCCTGTGTCTAGGATGAGCAGGTGGTCTGCTTCTTTGGCTGATTCTGCCCATCGTTGAACAAATTGTTCTTCGTTGAGTGCGATGGTGTATACGGCGATTCGCATTGGGTTCCCTTCTGTTGAGGTTATTCCTCTAGTGGTGTTGTGGCTTCTGGTAGCGCAGCAATTTCTTCAGGAGTTAGTTCTCGTGTGATTGTTTCACCTGTGAGGGCATCGTGGAATGTTCCTAGTATTGGTTCCATTGGTTATTTCCTATACCCATAGACGGTGATAACACCACCAGTTATATTTCCCCCACCTAATGTGGAAAGTATAAATCCTGTGGCAGAAGTGCTTGATGTTTGTTTTCCGTTAGTCATACCTGATAAATGGTTTGCATATCCAGAACTTACAAGGAATGTTGGTTTTGCTGAATATGGGTTTATGACATCACAAGCAAGAACGATGCCGTCTGCGCCGTAACTTCCTGCGAACTCCCACGATGAACCGTTGTTTACTGTTGCTACAGCAACCGATGCAGAAGAATAAGAAGTATAAATAATTCCTGCGTAATAACCTGTTGTCAAACCAGATAATTGCATAGCAAGGCTGTTGCCTGTGGTTGTTCCAACGCCACCAGTAATGACAACTCGGTAAGCGTCATAGGTAGAACTAAACACATTACTAACTGTCACGCTTGTAACACCTGTGCCAATGGTTGTACTGGAGACATAAACCAGTCCTGAGTTTCCGACTGCTGTACCACCCGATACTTGCTGCCAAGCAGACCCACCATAAACATACGTCAGGTCAGTATCGGTTTCATAGATAGTCTGGCCTTCATACGGTGCTGTCGGGCGTGTCGTCGACGTGCAAACACCTGGGCGTAAACCTGTTGAGTTATTAGAAATAGCCATAACTACTTCCTGTATCCCATCAAAGAATAACGAATAGTGACAGAGGCAGGAACACCAATAACTAACTGGTCATACGATGTTGTTTGTGTATGTCTGCCACCTATTTGTCTATTGTAATAAGTGCCAAATGCATTCATAACTTGGGTTCCTGCATACCAAGTTTCTTGCGCTAAATATGGCGCAAAAATGTCAAGAACACACGACCCAATTCCATAAGTTGTAGTCAGGAACGATTGGTTAGTCGCTGCGTAGTTTGATGCTGTCCCCGAATCAAGAGAACCCCACAATGCCCAGTTGTAACTATTATTTGAAGTTGTTGTTCCAACCCTAAATTGTGCTGATATTTCACCACTACTGCTACCTGATGCATTTATGACCAATCTGTATGAGTCATAAGTAGATGAAAAAGCACCAGCAATTATCAAAGTTCCAGCCGTTGCTGTACCTGATGCAATAGTGACTAAACCTGAGTTTCCTACAGCAGTACCACCCGACACCTGTTGCCAAGCCGACCCACCATAAATGTATGTCAAATCCGTGTCAGTCTCGTAAATCATTTGACCTTCATACGGTGAAGCAGGGCGTGTAGCACTAGTACAAACACCTGGTTTGATTATGGATGACGCGCCGATTTGCTGTGTAATACCCATTAGTTAGTTCCTATATCCATACACACGAATAGTGCCACCAGTCAAGGTTGCACCACCTGACGGAGTAATTGTAAAAGCAGTATATGAAGTTGTGTTTGCTAAATACCCACCCACTGCAATCCAATAAGCATCGGTTCGTGCTGGAGAAAATTGACCAGTAAATGTTGTGTTTTTAGCAGTAAAAGGATTTTTTACAATAATGTCCATTTCTAAAGTGTTAACGCTTCCTTCTCCTGCATACCAATTAGTTGTGTTCGCTGCTTGAATGTTTAGGGTTACGCCTGCGTAGGTACGTGCATCGCCACCGTAGTAATAACCAGTAGCAGTTGTGCCTAATTGTGTTTGTAAAACAGTTGTTGCACTTGCGACACCACCACTAATGATAATTTTGTAGTTTTCGTAATTGGCAGAGAAGACATCGCTAACAGTGACAGAAGAAACAGCCGACCCAATAGTTTGTGATTTAATCAACACCAAACCAGGAGATGTGTACCCACCCAATGCAGAAGAAATAGCCATCAGGCAGTCTGCCTATCCCAACCAGTAATCGTCACAGTCACCTTAGAAGCCGTATCAGCCAAACCCTGAACAGTCTCAGCAGCCTCCAACACTAAACCAGTATCCAACACAACCGTATCGTAACCAGCCACAGGCAAGTTATATGTGAAGCAGTTAGCAGCAGTTGCAGCACTACCACGAGCCAGAGTCACAACACGGTCAACCCCATCAGTATTACAAATAACAATCTGCTTAATCGTATATTGATGCGAAGACGGCACCGTAAACAACGTCGTAGTAGAAGTACCCAACTGTGTAGGCACAGTCAACATCTTAGGAAAAACATCACCAGCAGCCATTAAAACTCCATATTCATAATCGTATAAACCAACAGGTTACTTGTTGTCTGTGTAGGTGCAGACGCACCTGTTGCACCAGTCGGACCTGTCGCACCAGTCGGTCCGGTAACAGTCGAAGCTGCACCTGTCGGACCAGTCGGACCTGTAGGGCCAGTAGGACCTGTTGCTCCATCTACACCGATAGTTCCATTAGTACCAGCAGGTCCAGTAGGACCAGTAGGACCTGTTGCGCCTGTCGCGCCAGTCGGACCTGTAGGTCCTGTAGCACCATCAGCACCAATATATCCAGCTGCACCAGTTGCACCTGTCGGACCAGTAGGACCAGTCACAAGAGAAGCAGCACCAGTAGCCCCAGTAGCACCTGTAGGACCAGTAGCACCAGTAGGACCTGTTACAAACGAATCTGCACCTGTAGCACCAGTAGGGCCTGTAGGTCCGGTCACACCTTGAATACCTTGTGGACCTGTAGGTCCCGTAACAAACGAATCAGCACCAGTCGGACCAGTCGCACCCGTAGGTCCAGTAACGCCCTGTGCGCCAGTAGCACCAGTAGGACCAGTAGGTCCAGTTACACCCTGCGAACCTGTAGCACCAGTAGCACCAGTCGCACCCACAGCACCAGTCGGACCAGTAGAACCAGTCGGACCAGTAACACCCTGAATACCCTGTGGACCAGTCGGACCTGTGCCTCCCTGTGGACCAGCCGACTCTGAACCAACAACCAAAACTTTCGTGCCGACAGTAACAGGCACAGAAGGGTCAGCCAACGCCAAAACAATAGAAGTACCAGATTTATATACAACAACTGGTTCGTTCGAAACAGCAACAGTGACCTTTGTGGTAGCCATAAACTACCTGGTCACATCGGCAAGAACCGTTACAGTACCCGAAAGAATAGTGGTAATAACACCAGCAGCGTTTTCCTGCAAATCCCAATACAAAAAGCCAGGGTCTAAATCAGCAGTATCAGCCGCAGCAAACGTGACAGCCATCTCACCAGCAGCCCCATCCGTTACAGCGCAAGTGCCGGTAATAGAAATCGCGGCAATATCTGGGGTTGTACGCATCTGTGACGTGTAGGTACGCCCAGTAATATTCACAGCAGTTGTACCGTCAGTAGTGATAGTGACCTCTACCGTTTCGGTATCACCACGAGTAATAGTTAAATCTTGTCTTGCAGGTGCAGCCATACTTGTGTGATTATAGCACTACCGGATAGCCCCTGAGTTCAGAAGAACCTGATGCACATTCTCTGGAACAACATAAGTTTCCCCTGGTTTCAAACTATAAAACTGCGACCCGATATGGGCGTTGACTTTACGAACCACCTGAATACTGGTCATAATTTCAGGTTCATACCACACTGGGTCTTCCAAAAGGTTTCCCTCTGGAATAAGACTAAGTAGCTTCTTCGTGGCATTAGACCAAGAAAACACCTTCGATTCCGGAACGCGAGCCACAGCCGTATCCCTAATGGTTTGACGGTTTGAATATGCCTTTATCATCAGTTCCTCCAACACCTTCTGATTTGGCTCATCCCACAGCCCCAGAGTCTCTGCCGTGGATTTACGGCACGGAACTACCCCAAAGGCTAAATGAGCGAACTGGGACTGTCCTGTGCTGTCTGACACGATTGTAGGAACACCACTGGCAATCGCCTGTAAAGGCATCAAACCAAAACCTTCCCCACGAGACACAGCCACAAAACAATCAGCCTTGTTGAACCATTCCCTATGTTGTTCACGAGTCATCCAATCCCTATTCAAAAACACCTTGTCACCCAAACGATTCAAAGGCACATCCTTAGCGTGAGGCGCAGCCTTGATATGCAGTTCAGCGTTAGGCAACTTCAAAGCATTGAAAGCGTTCACCAAAACATCCAGCCCTTTACGCCTCCACAAAGAACCACCACCGTGAAACCGGAACACATCAGTCCGTTCAATATCCATAGGTTTCCAAAAACTATGGTCCACCCCTAAAGGACAATAAGAAACATCATTATGGAAACCACTAAACAGTTCCACGTTATGTTGGCACGGAACAACAACCTGGTCGAAATGTTCAATCCACCTACGGAAATTCCCAGGTAAAGAATCTGTTTCCCACATAGAAAACAAAACCTTATGTTGCCCTTTGAACCAACCCTTACAAGCATTAGGGATTTGCATATGAACGTGAACAGAAGCGTGTTTGTCCAGTTTTACATTCTTAGGTAAAGACTTCTTGAACCCATCAAGCATTGCCCCATAACCAAAGTTAGGGTCATCAAACCCTTGCCAATGTTGATAGTTCACGTTTCAGAAGCAGGCAGACCCTCAATTTGCCAGCGTTCAGTTGCGCGTGATTCCAACACAGAAGCCCCATCAATCTGTCTAGGTTGCAAACCCTGCTCACGAAGACGCTTATAGGCAGGCATATCTTTATTCCAACCCTTTTCACGCTCATTGATTTTCGCCACCTGCGAACCACGAGTAGTAGTCGAATTAGACCCGACCTGTATCCCTGTAATTTTACAAGCGAAACAACCCTCAACATCCAGATTCGGATGGTCTTCCCTATGCTTCAATGTAATCCCCATATCCAGCAGCAATCAAATCTGCTTCCTCAGCAGCAGTCAACGGATGAACGTGACCACCGTGGTAAGTAATAGAAATAATTGACGGGTCGCCAGGTTGTGACTCTGTAAAAGAACCATCAGTCAATTTGAACACATTACGGCCTCTTTTGCCTGGGTTCATATATGCGAAGATTCCTCTTTCGCCTGGTTCAGCCCAATACACAAACGGGTCAACCGGTGGAATAAATGTTGCCATACACATAGGATAGCAAAAACCCCCACCCGAAATGGGCAGGGGCTTCGCTGAACCTTTATGGGGTTCTAATCAATTCCTTGTCGGGAACTAGGCGTTTGTACCAATGCTTGATGCAGACTCGATACGACGCAATGCTTCCTGACGGAACACACCATAACCAACGAAGTGCTTCCAACCGACTGGTCGGAAACGCTTAAGAAGGTCGGTCACTGTTCCGTACACAATTGTTGGCTGTGCGCCATACTCGCCACCAAGGGAAATACCCTTGGCAAGAGCCTGACGGCCCATAATGAGTGTGCCGTATACGTCAATTGTTCCACTGGAACCACTGTTGTTTGATGCGTCAGTGAACTTCGGCGCACGTGGCGACTCCATAAAACGGACTCCTTCAAACATACCGATTTCACCGTTGTAGATGCCTTCAGGGTTGACGTAGTTAGCTGGTGTACGCCAAGCTGCTGCGTCTGTTGCTGAACGGAAGTCATAAGACACGTCTGGGTGGATGAAGCCAACATACGAACCATTGATGGTAGGTACGTTTGCGCCACGAAGCTGTGCTACAACTCGACGAACATCGTTCGCTGCGAGGGTGTCGTCAGCGTTGACGGTTGTACGGCTGGATGGGTCAACTGCTCCACCTGTTGCGTAAACCACGTTGTCGCCTGCTTCAAGCACGTTACGAGCGATGGTGTCAATTGACAAACCAGCGTTGTAACCAACTGCTTGTGCGGCTACTGGGTCTACAGGGAGGAACGAGGTTGCACGAAGTTTTGCTGTCGTTACAGTCGCGTTACCGTATTCGTTGAGAGTGACAGTAACTTGGCTGTCGCTCATTGCGACAGGGGTTACGTCTTCTGCTTCGCCAAGAGCAGTGGTTGCTGCTGCAAGGTCTGCGAATACTGTGAACTTAACTGATGCACCTGGGTTGGTTGCGTTTGTGGCTTGAACATCTGCAAACTGGTCGAAGTACATTTCTGGGCGAAGGGCAAAATATGCCAACTTCTCAAATGCCACCTGGTCTGTTTGTAGGTTTGCTGTGCCGGTTTCTGCTGCGTAATAATCAGCCATTTTATTTTTTCCTTATTGGATAGAAGTGGTTAAAAAAGGTCTATGCCTTGTGCTTGTGCTTCTTCAAAAATCTTGTAGACCTCTGCTTCAGAGTTGGCTTCACTAATACGCTTGTTCCAAGATGGAGGTGGTGGTGCCGATTCGCTTCCAGCAGCAATTTTATTGGTTTGCTGCCAGGCTCGCTTGTCGGAGTCATCTGTCTGGGGTGTAATTAGTTGTGCTTCTTCGGCGGCCTCACGGATTGCTTCAGGGGTTAAGTCACCGTCATAGCCTTTGACAAAGTATTTGAATCGTGGGTTACTGGTGTCTATTCCAGCTTTCACGAAAGCAAGTTCTTGTTTGGCTGTGGCGAACTCTGCAACTTGTTTGCGTAGTTCACTGGCTTCTTTTTCCAACTGTTTCATTCTTGCCCGTACAGGATTCTGTTTGGGTTCGACATCCATTTGGTCGTCTATCTCTGAATCATAATCTTCATTGAAATCTGACATTGCACTCTCCTTAAGCCCTCACCACATCGGAGGAACGTGGTGGCTGCTAGTTGTTACACCCCATTATTTCGTTACTGATTAGGGGGGCTATCAGTAAGTCTTGCCGTCGGCATCGGTATTACTATAACACATTGTTATTCACCGATGGTGGTTAGACCTGTTTGTTCTGATTGTCTTGCGGCGAATCCTCCACCTGCTTCAAATCCTGCTTGACGTGAACGTTTCCTTCGAGCAATCGCTTGTCGTGCTTCAGCGTTAGTTCCGAATGTTCCGGCGATTTGTTCTTGTTGGCTGATTGCGGCTTCGCCTTCCATACCTGCTTGGAACAGTTCTTGTTGTGCGCCGATGGCTGCGAAACCTTGTTGGGCTTCTTGCCTTGTGACACCTTCGGTTGCTAGTGCTTCTGCTTGTTGGGTGGTCAGGGTGATGCCTGCTTGACGGCGAGCTTCTGATGCTGTTTGTGCGGCTTGGGCTTTTTTGATTGCGTCTGATTGGTTGAAGCGTTCGGGGTCGATGAAGAAAGCGGCGATGTCTCCGTCGTTGAGTCCGTATAGGCGTTGTAGTTCTGCTTTGGTTCCTGGTTCTGCTTGGAGTACGGCGTTGTATCCTTGGCTGACACGGGCGTTTAGTTCTTGTGGGGATATGTCTTGGCCGATGAAGTTGGCGAAGTCGTCTTGGGTGTCGTAGAAGCCTCTAGGTAGCGAGTTGGCTGAAAGCGTGGAACGGTATGATTCTTCTAGGTTGACGTAATCGCGTGGGGATAGTTCTGGTAGTCCGGCTTTGCGTCGAGCCTCATTACCCTTGAAGCGTTTTACATATTCGGGGGTGTCTCGAACAGAAGACAACAAAACCGTCGGGTCATCCACCAATGTCGGGTCATCCACAATACGAGATGACAACACATCAGCCAAAGAGCCAAGGCCATAATAATTCAAAATTGCTCTTAGTTCATCTACTGCTGCCATTAGCTTGTCTTTCCAAATGCTTGTGCCAAAGTGAACGCCGCAGAACGGTACGTGCGTTTAGCATCATCAGTTTCCTGCCATTCCGGAAGCGAACGCAAATAACGATTCCATTCCCACGAATCCATCTGACGATACTCACTGGTCTTAGGGTCTTGATAATTCAAAGCCTTATTCCATTTATCCTGTGACCAATCCACAGTATTAGGGTCAACCCCCAAAACATTCTGTGCCGCATTGGTATACATAGACACAGCCGTTTTCACATCCTGACCCTTCTCAATCAAAGGAGCAAGAGAACGATACTGCGTGGAAGCCTGTGTTTTCATCAGGTCAGTAAACTGTGTTGTCGTTTTAGTGCCTTGCATAACTTCAGCAACCCACATATCAAGCATCGTGTCAGTAGGTTTCTGTGCGTAGTTATCAGCAATTTCTCTAAGTTCTGTGCCGACAGAACCTTTACGCAAATCAGCGACAGCCTGTGGACCTCCAAGACGTGCAGTAGCTACCGTTTCAGAACCAATAGCGTTCGCTACTTGCTGGTCAGACCATTTATATTTCACTTTGTTTTCAGCCAAACTATTCAACGTAGCGTCAGACAAGGTGACACCAGAAGCAAGAGATTCAGCCCTTAAATCAGCAACGGCCTGATTGATGCTTGCTTCAAGTGTTGCAGGGTCGGATGATTTTTGAATTGTGTATGCACGTACTGACGACTGGGTGGCTCGATACCAGTTTGTGTTTTTCAATGACGCGTCTAGTTTGACGGTATCGTTGTACCAGCCTTCTGCTACGGATTTGTCAACAACTTTCTTGACATCAGCGTTGTCGTTGTAAATATCCCATAGTGAACCAAATTCTTCTTGGATTATTTCTTTCCATTTGTCGCCACCGACTTTGACTTTTTTGCCGTCTACTACAACGGTTGTGCCAGTCTTGGTTTTCCCACCTGTGGTTGTCTTCCCACCTGTAGTGGTTTTTCCACCTGTAACTGTTGTGCCACCTGTAACGGTAGGACCTGTAGCACCTCCACCAACAGTAGGACCTGTGGCACCTCTACCAACGGTAGGACCAGTAGCACCGGTTGGTCCTGTTACACCAGGCGCAAAACCTTCCGTAGCACGGAACCCAGGACCAGTCGGACCAGCAGTAACAGCCTTGCCAGATACAGCATTATTGACAATTGCTAAACGCTTCTGCAAAGTTTCGTTATCTAAAACAACACGTTGCGTAGAACGAGTAGCCGCAGCACCCTTGCCCTTTTTGACAGTACGAGATTCAACAACACCTTCTTCAGCCAACGATTTTGCTTGGCTTGTAGAATCAGTCAAGCCACGCTCCAAAGCCGTTTTATAACCAGCATCTTTAGTCGGGTCAAAACGAACATTGATTGCCCCATTGACACTGCGCCCATTTTTCTCTAAAACAGCAGACCGTGACTCAACAATACGAATGTCTTTGTTTTGCTTGACAAAAGCATCCAATGTTTTCCACGCTTGAATGTTGGCAACAGCATCATCAAAAGTGTTTACAGGTTCCTGCGTTGCCGCATACAACTCTTGAAACTTTATACCTGCTTCATTGCTTTGAGCCTTATCCCCATAGTTAGGACCATATTTGCCGTAAGTCTTTTCTTCATCTTCAAGTTTAGAAATAGCAGACTCAACCGACGACACAGATTTAGCGCGTTGCGCTTCAGAATAAACCTTGCCGTCAATCACATAACCATTTCGGTCAGAACTATAAGACGCTTCACTAAACTTTTTGAGCAGTTTCTTTTGCTCATCAATTTGTTTCTTGTAAAACTTAGGGTCAGGGGTATAAGCCATTACATACTTCCAAGCACTTTAGACACATTACTAATAGCGTTCAAATACTTATACGCCTCCGAATCGGCACCATACTTTTCAGTAATACGATTCTGAAAAAACACATCAGCAGACGAAGCAGACTCCCCAGAAGCAGACGTATACACACCCTGATAAGACGACACCAACTGACCAACAGTTTTATCATCAAGTTTCTTACCAATAGTTTCCAAAGAAGTACGCTGTAAAATTTCAGTCAAATCAGCAGACGAAGGCTTAGTACGACCAGCAGACGACAAACTCTGAACATCCGGAGCTTTATCCAACTGGTTCAACAACACATCCCACGTGTAGCCCTGATTGTTAGCAAGCAACAACAGGTCAGCCATAGCGTTCCTGTCTTTATCTGAATAACCATTGCCAGGTTTGCTAGACCCATACCAGCCTTTTCGATACAACTTTTGCTGTACCTTGGCGCGAGTAATGTCATCTAGCCCTGAAAGAATACCCATTGCATCACGGGTTGGTTGGTAAAACTCTTGAACAGAACCAGTAGCAGAAACAATGCCGTAGTTACCTGAAGCAGTACGAGCAGCAATATTCATACGGCCAGACGGACCAGCAGTTTGAGTCACCAAACGAGGTGGTGGAATGAAACCTTCAGGCAAACCTGTGCCACTAACATCTGTTGAGGCAGGAGCCATCGGTGGTGGCGTGAACCCAGTAGGGTCAAGACTGTCTGCTGTATTACTCATCGTTCAACCTCTTGGGACAACAATCTATCGTACACCCTTGCAAACTCTGGATATTGCTTACTGATAGCAGAAGCATAGTTGGCAAGATAGTCACGCAAATCAGAAGCCTCTTTAGCGGCCAACGAACTGTACCCACGGTTAGTGGCTTCGGCTAGAGCAGCATCACGAATCTTCAAATAGTAACGGATACCCTCTGCTGCTTTATTCCCATCCAAAGACGACAATGAAGAAGCCTGCCTTAGTTGTTCAATTTGGCGTGGCAACCTATTCGGGTCAAACTGCATTTGGGCATACCCAGGGTATTTCTTTTGCAAAGCCTCACGATAGGTAGCAACATATTTACGTTGTTGCTCATTCAATGTGGTAGGGAAATTGGCTCGCATAGTCCTGTAGTAAGACATAGCAATGGTGGATTCTGCTGATTCCAACACCTGTTCAGGGGTTAGTTTGACGCGAGAACCTTCCGACAATTGACGTTGATATACGGAGAAATCAAAATCTGAACCGACAGGGCCGAAGTAGCCAGCAACATCTTTGTATTGCCGGAACAAGCTACGGTTGTTTCGTTCAAAAACGCCGAACTCCTCTGAGGCTTCTAAACCACCAGTTATGGATTTGGTTTTGTTTGCTAGATAACTGAAAGCGTCTTCACCGAACACTTCAATGAATGTTCCTACGGATGTGTCGTAGTCTTGGTTTTTCATCTCTTGGAAGGCTTTAGCCAGTTCTGAAGCGTAAACATCAAGTTCGCCTGTTTTCACTACCTGGTCAAGACTTCCTGCTGCTGGACCTGTGAACTGTGACAAACCTCGAAGGATAGATAGATACCCTGCTTTGCGTTTAGCGTCATTCATTAGACGGTCACGTTCATCAGCTAAAGATGTGTCGTAGTCACCTGTAGACGCTAACGCCTGCATCGTTTCAACATAAGTGTTCATAAACACGGCTGACCCTTCGTTGCTGGTCATACCGTCATACACTTTACGAAACCACGATGGGGCAAGGGATTCTGTCAAACCTGTCTTTTCTCCGTAAGGCAAAAAGATGGTTCGGTACATATCAAAAGATGGGCTGTCAGGCATAATGCTTGACGCAGCCATAGTTGCAAATGGTCCTAAACCTGGGCGATAATCCAAGCCCATAGCAATACCCTTGACAGGTGCGTTGATAGGGGATTCAACACCAGTTAGCAGTTTAGTTAGTTGACCTGATAGTGGGAATGTGAATGACCATTGACCTGATGTTGGGTCTTTATATACGAACCCTCGACCATTGTTGTCGGGGTCTGCTGTGGTTGCACCGTGAACAGCAAGTTGTCCTTTACGCAAAACATTCACGTCAGGCAAATAAAACTTTCCACCGGATACAGGGGTGAAAGCTGTGCGGCCTAGACGACCTGCGAACTCTGCCCATTGTTGGGCGAACGGTGAGATGATACGCATTGAGTCTGTGAAGTTTCTGCGTTCTACAGCGTTGTAAAACATTTTGTTCATTTCGTCAAGTGCTTGTCCTGATGCGAAACCGTTTAGTTCTTCACGTGTGATGGTGCCGTAGTTTTTGATTTTGCCTGATTGGATGTCTAGTAGTTTGTTCCAAATCTTTTCGTTCATATACCGTTCTGGTTTCAAACCTGCGGCTGTGGCGTTGGCTGTGATGTCAGAGATGATGTCGTCTACTGATTTGCTGTCTAGTGATACAGCTAGTTTGTCTATCCATTCGTGGTATAACTGTTTGAAGATTGGGGAGCGTTCTAGTTTGGCGATTGGTTGGTTGTAGAGGGTGCCGTGGAATAGGTCAACCATACGGTCCATTGATTTTTGCATTTGTCCGTATTGACTTGTTTTGGGGTCAATGACTTCGCCACCAACTCTTTTAGGCATAGAAGGGTCTTTGTAAACTGCGTCGCTTCGCAGGAGAAAATCTAAATCGTTTGTTGCTTCGCCTTGACGGAAAGCAAATGGCCGTATTTCTATTTCACCTGTGGCTGTGTTTATGCCTATAACTTCGCCTTCTGCTTTTCCTCGTTTGCCAACTTTATAGATGACGCGAGAACCTACTTGTGGTTCGCCACTAATAACTTTTCCTGAATCAATAAGTTGGGCTGGAAGTTTTCCTTGGCCAACTGCTTCTATTAGTGCAGGGTTGTTGCCTGTGATGCGAGATACTCGTGTTGCTGTTTCATCAAGAACTGCCGCTAGGTTTGTGTCGTCTGCCAAGTCAATGGTTTGGCGTTGCCATTGTCCTGTAACACGATTGTATGTTTGACGACCATCAGCATAATATTGGCTCATTGCGTCATACCATTTGACAGCATCAGCATTTCCGGTGCGTACCAGATTCACAATGTCTTGTGTCGTTGCGCCGTTAGCAAATGTACGTGCCGCCCAGTCAGCGTTCAAACGGCCAATTTCATCTGCGTGTCCACGGACAACATCCCCAACGGAATCAATTGTACGGTCACGAACGGTGAAAGTTCCAAGTCGTCTTGCTTTCCTAAACGTTGTCACAGGGTCTTTGTAATGAGCGTTCAACGCCTGGGTTGTAGCAAACCTATATGCGTCTTGGGCTGCTGATTCAGCATTAGCAAGTGAGGCTTCATCAAGTCCCCGACCATAAATGTCTGCCCATCCAATGTCTTTGCGAAGCAAAGATAAATATTCAAATGGGTGACGGACAATACTGGAAACAGGTCGATGTGACAATGCAATCATCACTTGTGAATCAACAGTGTTACGAACAAAGTTTCCTACTGTTGCAGTAATAATTGGTCGCCATACTTTTTCTTGAGCGTTTGATATAGCAGCAAATGGGAAACGAAGCTGACCAGCTTGACGCAAATTATCAATGTTAGGGTCGCCCAACTTGCCTGACTTGGTGTAAATCCAGTTGATGTTTGAACCTGTCAAACGGCGAAGTTGGCGAACATCCGGAATAAAATACTCGTGCTTACCAAATTCTGATGCTAACTGTGGACCAGCAAAAGAAACATCAGCAGCATTAGGGTCAATTCCACCATAGGTGCGTTGATATAAACCTGCATCGGCAATGTCAAAGTTGTCATCCATATCAAAACGAGCTGAATCGTCACGCAATGATTTGTAGTTATCAAATACAGCATCAACTATTTCACGGTTGACACCTGTTTTTTCAACAGCGTCACGCATCACTAAATCCAAATCATCGGTAAATTTAGAAATAGCATTAGGATTTTTAGAAACAACAAGAGCACCAGCACGATTTAGCAACGCACGAGAAGTAACAGCATCAACTTCTGCTAACTTCAACATTCTGTCTAGGGTGTCAATGTTTTGAATTTTATCTACAGTTGTTTCGGCTTGAAATAAATTGATTGAACGCTTAGGCATCTTGGCGTAAGCCTTAGAAACTTTTTCCCCCAAAGGCATAGATTGAATAAATTTATCGCGTCTACCCAAAGATAAATAAATCTTGTTGCCACCACGGAAATCTTTAGTAGAAGCCAAACCTTGCGCCTGACCAAGTTTGTCAACAAGCAATAAACGAATCTTGTCAGGGTCAGATTCTTTAGCCATATCTAACGCAAGTTCAGGGTCAATCTTTCGACCCCACAAATCCCACACACCAGCAAAATCAGTAGTAGTAGCAGTACGGTCAATCACACGTTGCGCCTGACCCGAACCAAACCATTTATTAGCAGATTCATAATCCACTTGATTCCCAACAAGAATACCTTTACGAGCATCATCAACTTCTTGCGCTGTAATCTTAGATGCTTTGATTTCAGTAGAACCACGACCTACTGCTTCAATCGCACCAGCAGCACCCCTGACAACAGCACCACCTTTACCTGCTTCAGAAGCGGCAAGAATCGCACCTTTTGCTTGTTTCGCACCAGGCAAAACAGGAATAGCAACAGCAGTTGCCGCATCCAAAGCACCAGACATAATATTGAAAGCCATAGTGTCAGGCTCAAAAACAGTAGAAGCCATACCACGACCAACAGTCCAAGCGTGACCACCAACCGTACCCCTATAACGACGTGCGCGTTCAGCCTGCAACTCACGAGCCTTATCACCCATAAACCAACCTGAACCGGCTTGCTCATCATTAGCAATCAAAGAACCAAGGTCAGTAGAAATAAACCAACCCTCAACATCCTTGTTGTTATCAAACGCCTGCGCCAACCCACCCTGAACAAAATCCAACGGCAAGTTCAAACCAGCAAACCCATATCGAGAAGCAGTCTTAGCTTTATCCATCACATTGCGTTCAAACCAAGATTTCTTTTTAGGTTCCTTCACAGTTTCTTGAACAACAGCAGTAGAAGCAGCAGGGTAAATACGGGCAATCTGGTCATCCGTGAACCCTGCTTTAGCCATAGACAACTTCACACCAGCCGCTAAACCAGGATAAGTGGAATGGATTTGACCTACACGTTGAGCCAACTGGGGAGTAGCAGTAGCTACATACGAATCACGTTTAGATGATTCCTTGGCAAGCGTATTGTAAATGTCATCTTGTTCTTCAATAGATGTGAAAGGCACTATGAACCCTCATACTGCAAAGCCGAAAGCAAACCAGCCAAATCATCATTAGGGAATTGACGGAACAACACTTTCAATTCTTCAAGAGTGTCATTGAAACCAGGCAAAGTAGTAGCAATACCGGCTTGTGCCATAGTAGGTCCAGGTCCGAAGTCGGCTCCAGCAGTAATAGGTTCAGCAGGTCGTTCAGTAGGGCGAGATAAACCACCCATAGAACCAGGTGCTATACCTGGCGAAACCATATCTGTAGGGGGCGCACCCATAGGCACAGCCTGTTGAGAAGCAATCTGTGCGCCAGCCTCACCATAAGCCTGTCCTTTAGCGGCAGTAGCCGCCATTTTTGCGGCAGGGTTTTGTAAATCAGTACGGTTTGAATACTCAGCCATTACGCCCCCAATTGATTAGCAAGTGCCATTACACCACCAGGCGATTGAGGTTGCGCCGCAGCACCAGCCCCACCACCAAGACGGCCAAGTAAATCACCAAGTTGAGGAGGACCAGCAGGTCCACCCATACCAGCCTCCATACCCATACCAGGAGCAGACAAACCAGGCATAGTTTCAGGTGAACCCTGTGGAGCAGCAGCAGCTTGACGTGCTTGCGCTCGTTTCTGTGCAGACATAATCGCTTCAGACAAACTCATCTTGTTTGATTGTACCTGTTCAGCAATGTAAGCAAGGTCATCAGGTTGATACGGACCGTTAGGGTCTGCCGCTTGTGCCTGAATAGAAGACAACAAAGCCGCTTCAATACCTTCAGCCATAATCCGGTCACGTTCCATTTCAGGGTCTGAAATCAACGGGTCAGCCTCACGAGCAGATTCTTTCGACATAAGACCAGTACCGAGGCGTTGCCCCAAACCAACAATCAAACTGTTGACATCTGAACCAGCAGCCGAGTATGCAACATAATGGAAATCTGTTTCCCACATTTTGTTTGGCGTGTAATCCTTGATTCCCCCACCCATACCAGAAATGAAGAACGACTTAGAACTATTACCCCAATATGTTTTTTCAATGGCAATAGCAATTTTGTCTTCTTGAACCATTGAGGAAGCAAAAATGTCTTGGGCTTCTTGCACACGGAAGTCAACTGTTGCTGCCAATACTGAATCGCCACGGCGACCAGTACGGATATTGGTGCCTGATTCGCCACCGAACTCGGCAGGGATAGCACCTTCAAGGCGTTCTTGGCGTTCCAAACGGTCAAGAGCTACATCAGTCTTATAGCCAGGGTTTGTTTGCAACTGTTGAATGTCGCCACCTTTGACAACACCAAGTTGCCCTGTTTTGCCGTCAGCAATTTGGATGATTTCAGGGTTGTCACCCTGTCGTGCTACAAGGTATTCATCAGGGAAAATGCCACGCTCAATAGCAATCTCTGTCAAAGCCTGCAACCTTGCGCGTGTGTAGTACATACCAAGCAAACCGTCAAACTGGCCGTGTGGTTTGTCAAGGGTGATGCGTTGAGGCACAACAACTAACGGCATACCTGTTTTGTTGATGACACGTTCTAGTTCTACTGCTGGCGCACCCATAGAATAAGCACCAGTCATAGGGTCAAGGGTTTTTTCTGCACCCAAAACAACCGTCACAACCTCGTTATCGCAGACATATTCAAGGATTTTGAACATTGTGTCCCACGATGGGTTGCCCACACGAAGAATACCGTTGATTGCGTCACCATAGTTCTGTGTCAACCAACGATATGTACGGCCATACGTGAAAATACAGTTGTCCGGTACAGGATTATCAACATCTACAGATGGTGCAGGGAAGGTATCAAGTGGGTTGCGTAACTGCCATTCAGGGATGCGCTTATCAAAGTTAGGTTTGATGAAAACAGGTGAATTGCTGTATGCAAGGAGATGGCGCGCGCGGCGGCGCATCTTCATATTCATACGGTTCTCATCCCAAATAGCAAGCATCGCTCGTTTACGGTCACGAGCCAACTTCATACTCCGGTCTTGCCCCTCACGCAAAGCAGGGAAATACGGTGACGGCATAGTAGAAGAAACACGCATACTCATCTGGTCTAAACCCTGCACAAGCAAGTTAGCCACAGAAGAACGAGTGTTACGGTCCAACTCGTTTAGGGGAACAATGACATCGCCGTTAGCCAATTGTCGAACTTCACGCATTTGATTAAGAATCGGACCTTGTGCGTCAAGTCGTTCTTTATACAGAGCAACAATTTCTTCAACAGATTTCATTTACAACCTTTAATTGGACTTAGACAACTCAACGATAACACATCCTACTGATTAAGCCACGAAGGTCGCCACTGTCGAGGGGGCAGTTTAGCCATAGTCAAATTAGGAATATTCAACACAGCCATCCACAAAGACATCACAATGTCCGTACCGTTCTTTTTGTCGGTAGTCCAAGAAGTCAACTCCTGCACAGCAGCCATAGTTTTCCAGGTCACACGGTTATTCGGAAGTCTGATATTGCCTGTCCTAAACAACGGAGGAAGCAAAGCCTCCACACCAAGCTTTTCATCCAGTTTGTTACGGCTCGTAGTGTGAGGAAGAATGTTCACCATACTGCGCGAAGCCCACTTACGAACAAAATCGTGCTGTAAAAGGAACCGTTGAGCAGCGTTGATTTCTACAATCCAATGAGAAATAGGGAATCCCATACGGAAAGACCGTTCCTGCCACTCATCCATAATGCCGGTATACACCCCAGTAGATGTGTTGTAGCCCAACAGTTCTTCAGCCGTCAACTTGCACCGTTCAATATCAATAACGTGATACAGGTTCAGTTCAGGTTGGTACAGCATCCACGTCAAAGCCCAAAATTTCGTGGGGGAAGGGTCAATAGAAACGATTGACAGTACAGGTGGGGCAAGCCCTACAGGAATCTGACCGTGAGTACGGTCTTCATCGATACAACCAGGGTACATAACCCCATCATCTCCTTGGCCACCATAAACCCAAGTCCTATCAATCAGGTATCCATCCAAGTCAAGGTTTTCTTGTTGATAGACAACCCTGAAAATGTCGGGTTTGCTATGCCGGATAAAGGAAAGGTCTTTCCACGGAAGCCTTTTAGGGTCAAGTAACGGACCGTCAGGATAAGGAGCGGCATCAAAGCGTTTCAACGCTCGTTTCTCCTCGTCAGTACCCATATCAAGTTCGTCATAGTAAGCCTTGTAAACAATGTGTTTGTACTTAAATGACTTCAATGGTTCTAATGCTTCCATTTGTTCTGGTGAAGTCACATCTGAACCGTCATACGATTCGTCAAGGTCGTCATACGAAATCTTATTCAAACAATGAGCATATAAATCGCCAGCCGACAAACGCTGACCAATTACACACAGCAAACCACCAGGGTCAACACGAGCCTCAGCGACGTTATCCCACCGTTCCAACAACTTATCTCTCGCCACCGATTCACGAGCATTATCAGGAGAAGCCACGTCGTCAAACAAACACAAGTCAGCACGATGGCCGATGAACTCTGCTTCAATACCATACGCTCGAACCGTAGGTTCCTTGTTATCCAAACCGTTACCACCGATTTGTTCAACCACAAACTCGTCAGCTCGCCACAACGCACCTTTATCGGTAGGGCGAAAACGACCATAATCAATAGATAGGCAACCTTCAGCGTTTTGCGCTAAACCTTTCTTCACCAACATAGGGTCAGGTTCAATAGGCATAGGCCGTTCAAGGGTTTCACGGATACGACGGGAATACAACTTCGCCATATTCTGTGAAACAGAACCAATCATAATACGAACATCCCTTTTCCGGCAGATAGCCCACACAGCAACATCGTGAAACAACGTGGACTTACCAGCACCAGGAGGAACATTGATAACAACAAATTCCTTTTCCTCAGATTCCAACCATTCAATAATTTTCAGGGCCGCTTCAACCTGCCACGGCGAAGGGACACGCCCCAAATAATGCTCACGGAAAAACCCAAAATCTTCTAAGCCACGAACAGCATCATCATTCAACTGGTCATACGGAATGGCAGATGGTAATTCAATCGCTTCCATAAAAGCGTTATACCCATCGTTCTGTACGCCCCCCTCACGAGCGCGAGATTTACGGACACCCATCTCTTGCAAATCGTGTTCAGCTTGCAACGCCTTAGCCTTAGCCAACCAGCGTGAACCTGTGTTCATATGGATACCAGCAACACTGCAAGCATCCTTAATGGTTTTACCTGATGCTATGGCAGCAAAGAATTTGGCTTTATCTGCCGGTGAAACTGAACGCTTTGTACCCATTGAGGGAATCTACCATTTGACTTTGTTAGCCCAATATGCGGCAGACATTTTACCTTTAGCAATGTTAGATGCGTGACGTGCTTTGAACGCTTTGTTACGAGCAGAACCATCTGGTGAACCAACAACTCCTTGTTGACCGAAACGAATCAGTTTTACCTTGTCACCATCTTTTGCTAGGACAGCGTGAGATTTAGATGCGTTAGGGGTTTTCTTTGGTTTGTTGTATCCAGCGAATCGTTCGCCTCGATATTCAATAGCCATCACTTCTTCTTTCGTGAAGCAGCCATATTGTCTATAAGGTTCGGGTATGGTCGCCCTGCTTTTTTAGCGCGAGCCTTAGCAACAACTTTCTGCCCTGGAGTCAACGGAGTTGATTTTTTTTTAGGGTTAGGTTTATCCCAAACAGCCTTCTTCATCGTTACTTTTTCTTTTTCTTACTTGCGTTCATAGCCTTATCATCAACAGCC